TGTTCTCCGGAATGGAAGAACAGCATGTGTCACGCATTGTCACGACGCTGTCCGAAAAGGGACTGATCGTGAATGGCCGGCTTGCCAATTGGAACAAGCGGCAACCCAAGCGCGAGGACGAAACGGCTGCTGAACGCAAGCGTCGTCAACGCGCCAAGAATGGCGGAAAACCGCCAACTAACGGACCGCATGGCACCCGTGAAACGCCTTCCGAGGAAGCACGTCACGCAATGTCACGCAATGTCCCTATAGAACAGAACAGAGAAGATAAGAGTCTTTCGGTAGAAGCTGACGCTTCTACCGGCACGGTTGTGCCGCACCCGGCAGCAGATTTCTGCAAAGCTGTCTTCGACAGTGGCGTAAGCCTGCTGGCAAGGGCCGGAAAAACCGATGCTCAGGCTCGGTCCATCATCGGCCGCTGGCGCAAAGCCGTTGGCGATCCCGAGCTTTTGACCCTGCTCCGACATTCCGAATTCGATGGCCATAGCGACCCGGTCGCGTGGCTCACAGCAGCCGTGGAGACGCGAAATGGCAAGCGCACCGCAACAGACCCCCTCGTCGCAGCCTATGAGCGAGCATGCATCGACGAAGCCGCAGAAAGTGCCGGCGGCGGTCCGGAAGCTGATATTGGAACTCGCCTTGCGCTTCCGTCCGCTGGGACAGGCTGATCAGGCGACCTATCAGGCGAAGGTCGCGTTTCTGGCGGACGATTGCGCGGACATTCCGCCCGATATCCTGGCCAGGGCCATTGAGCGCTATGTGAAGATCCCGGGCAACAATTTTCTGCCCAAGGCGGCCCAGCTGATCGAAATCGCGCGGTCGATCGTCGCGCCTGTCACGCCAAGCGGCATGCGCTTGGTCGATCAGTATAACGGACAGCTGGCCGCGAATCCGCGCGGGCGCCGTGACATCATTTGGAAAGAGCGGGCGGACGGCTCCGTCTATCTCGATACGTTGGATGCTATGCTATGATCGGCATGGTCACCGGCATGGAGGTCGTTGCGGAAAACCTCACGCGCGAGGAATTTTTGAATCGCGCGTTGATGCGGGCCCTGAAGGCAAGCGGTCTTCACAATCTCAGATCGTATAATGTGTATTTTCATGAGGCAATTAATCAGGATGCCATCATCGCAGAGGTGCGGGTAGACAGCTCGCTGTGGACGGGCCGGCCATGAGCACCATCCACGTTGAGCGCACTGTAAGCATGAAGATGTTTTGGCGGGGCCGGGATATCGAAGAATTATCGCGCGAGGAGCTCATAGAGGCACTGCGTGCATGCTATGTTCTCTATGAGGAAGCGGTCGATAGCCATCGGCGTACCATTGAGACTTGGCACGATATTTCGCGTTTTCGGTCATCGCGATGAGCCGCGGGCGCCCACCTCGCGCACGGGCCGCGGTTGAGGTCTATCTTGTCGAGCATGCCCAGGACGGGAGCTTGCCGCCGATTGGCCAGATCGTGCGCGCGTGCAACCTTTGCGATCGGTCATCGGCGAAGCGCATCATTCGCGACCTGCGCCGGCTGGGGCGGCTGAGCGAATTTCAACCCGTTTCGACGTCGCAACGCCTCGCTTAGCATCGGCGCACCTGGCGGAGACGTCGTTCAGATCACGTGGGAGATGGCCATGTAGATCGCAGCGCGGGGCGCGCCTTCTGATATGAGCAAACGGCGGCGTGGGAAAGGTTCCTGCGCCGTCGTGATTTTTAACCCGTTACGTCCGCGCTTTGCCGCATATATTTGATTTGCCCGTGGGGAAACGGGCGGGAACATCGAGGGCATCTGGCGCAAAGCGCACGCGCGCGTCTGCCAATGATCGGCGCGAGCGTTTCGCCGAAGAGTATATTGTCGACCTGAATGTCACGCAGGCGGCGATCCGCGCCGGCTACAGCCCGAAATCAGCCCACGTTACAGGCCAGCGGCTGCTTAAACATGCTAAGGTCATTGCCACCATCCGGCAGCTGAAGCTGAAGCGTTCCGAGCGGCTCGAGATCAGCGCCGATCGCGTCATTCACGAGCTTGCCCGCATCGGCTTCGCCAACATGGCGGATTATATCAACGTAACCGCCGATGGTGACGCGTTCGTGGATCTATCCGCGCTCGATCGGGACAAGGCGGCGGCTATCTCGGAAGTCACAGTAGAAGACTTCAAGGATGGTCGCGGCGAGGATGCGCGCGACGTGCGCCGCATCAAGTTCAAGCTGGCGGATAAGCGCGGTGCCTTGGTTGATCTCGGCCGTCACTTGGGCCTGTTCAAAGACAAGGTTGAGCTCACCGGCAAGGATGACGGCCCGATCCAACATCAGGCCGTACGGCCGCAGCTTTCGCGTGAGGAATGGCTTAAGCTGCATGGTGGGGGCGCACCGGCATGATGCAGCCGCAGTTGCTCCATACGTCATCGCTAAAGCGCTGGTATCCCCAGCCAGGCCCGCAGCTGGCGGCGATCGAAGCCGATTGGTGCGATGAGCTTTTTTATGGCGGCGAGCGCGGCGGCGGCAAATCGGACTTCCAGCTTGGCTATCAGGATGACGGCGCGATGCGCTGGGGCCAGCATTGGCGCGGCATCATGTTCCGCAAGACCTATGCGGAGCTTGAGGAATTGCAGGCCCGCGCGCTGCAAGTTTTTCCGGCTACCGGCGCTGAGTACAAAACGCAGCCGAGCGCGGCCTTTCCCAACAGCAACTGCTGGTACTGGCCTTCGGGCGCATCGGTCAAAATGCGCTACATCGAGACCGAGAAGGATTATGGCCGCTATCACGGTCACCAATATACCGGCATCAGCTTCGATGAGGTGACCGAGTACGCAACGCCCACGGGCTTGCTGAAGATGCTATCGACCTTGCGCAGCGCTGCCGGCGTGCCTTGCACCGTGCGGTTGACCGGCAACCCCGGCGGCGTTGGCCATATTTGGGTGAAGTCGCGCTATATCGACGTCGCGCCGCCGATGACGCCCTACGTTGATCCCGACACGGGCTTCACGCGGCTGTTTGTGCCGTCGCGCACGCAGGACAATCAAATCCTGCTGCTGAACGATCCCAAATATCGCAGCCGCATTGCCGCCGCGACGGCCGGCAATGAGGCGCTGCGCAAGGCGTGGATGGAAGGCGATTGGAACATCGTCGCCGGCGCATTCTTCGATTGCTGGAACCAGGCAGTGATGGTGCTGAAGCCCTTCACGATCCCTGAGGGCTGGACGCGCTTCTGTTCAGGCGATTGGGGCTCTGCCCGCCCGTTCAGCTTCGGCTGGTGGGCAGTCGTTGCCGAGGATTACGAGCTGCCGAACGGCTTCATTCTGCCGCGGGGCGCCATGGTGCGGTACCGCGAATGGTACGGGGCGGAAGATCCGGTCAATCAGCCCAATATCGGCGTTAAGATGGTTGCCGAGGACGTGGGCCGCGGCTTGCGCGAGCGCGAGCGCAACGACGTCAAGGTGACCTATCGCGTGCTCGATCCATCTGCATTCGCAGAGAATGGCGGCCCGTCGATCGCTGAGCGCATTTATCTAGGCTCGGGTAAGAAGATCATCTTCAAACCGGCCGATAATACCCGGGTGCCGCAGCGTGGCGCCATGGGCGGCTGGGACAATATGCGCGCCCGGATGATCGGCGAAGACGGCAAGCCGATGATCTATTGTTTCGACACGTGCCGCGACTCCATCCGCACCATTCCGCTGCTGCAGCACGATAAAGACCGGATCGAGGATATCGACACGGACATGGAAGACCATGCCGCCGATGACTGGCGCTATGGTTGCAACTCGCGGCCTTATTCGCGGCCCACATCGGTGCCCCCGAAGCCGCGCTTCTTCAACGACATGACGCTTGATGAGCTTTGGGCCGCCACCGGCAAGACAGGAAGGAAGCGGCTGTAATGGTCGAAGCTGTGAATAAGGACGTCGCGCGCTTCCGCCGGATCGTCGAAGCCTATGACAAGGCGGCCAAGGTTCGCTGGATCGATCAGGGCAAAGGCGTGATCCGGCGTTATGCCGATGAGCGCAAGGAAAGCGAGCAATCGACCGCGCGCTACAACATTCTTTGGTCCAATGTCGAAACGCTGAAGCCGTTTCTCTATTCGCAGACGCCCAAGCCCGTCGTTGAGCGTCGGTACAAGGATAGCGATCCGGTCGCGCGCGTGGCGTCGGAAGTGCTCGAGCGCGCGCTTACCTTCACCATGCAGGAGTCGCACTTCGGTTCGACGCTGCGCAATGCCCGTGACGATTATCTCCTGCCAGGTCGCGGCACCGGCTGGGTTCGCTATGTGCCCCATTTCAAAGCGGTGCAGGTGACGTCCGACACGATCGATAGCGATGAGCATCTCGAGCCGGACGAACGCGGCGGAGACGCGGGAACGCAGGAAGCCCAGTCCGAAGAGCTCACCTGGGAGCAGGTGATACCCGATTATGTGAACTGGAAGGACTTCGGGCATAGCGTTGCGCCGACGTGGGAAGAAGTCGATTGCGTATGGCGCTTGGTGCGCATGTCGCGCGATGCCCTGATTGAACGCTTCGGCGAGGAGATCGGCAGCAAGATTCCGCTGGACGTGAAGGCCGACAATGACGCGGTTGCGTCCGGTCGCGAGAATAACGACGATCGCGCCGGTATCTATGAGCTTTGGTGCAAATCCGAGCGCCGGGCGGTGTGGTTTTCGAAGGCGTACCCCGAGCTGATCGACGATGTGCCCGATCCGCTCGGGCTTGATGAATTTTTCCCCTGCCCGCGCCCGATCTTCGCGACGCTCACGACGGAAAGCCTGATCCCGACGCCTGATTATGTCGAATATCAGGATCAGGCCATGGAGATTGACGATCTCACCGGCCGCATCAAGGCACTGACCAAGGCGCTGAAAGCGGCCGGCGTCTACGATGCTTCGATCGAGGCGCTGAAAACGCTGTTGGGCGAAGGCCACGATAACGAGCTGATCGCGGTCGATAGCTGGGCGGCGCTCGCTGAAAAGGGCGGCCTAAAGGGCGCGATGGAGCTCCTGCCGATGCAGGAGATCGCGCAGACGCTGCTGCATCTCTACGAGTCGCGCGAGAAGCTGAAGGGCGATCTGTACGAGATCACCGGCATGTCGGACATCATTCGCGGCAACACTGCCCCGAGCGAGACCGCGACCGCGCAGCAGATCAAATCGAACTTCGCAACCAAGCGCCTGGCCGAACGCCAAGGTCTGGTGGCACGCTTTGCCGGCAATCTGGTGGCGATCATGGGTAATGTGATCGCCAAGCTGTTCTCACCTGAAACGCTCATGGTGATGACCGGCGTCAAGCTGCTGACCGAAGACGAGAAAAAGCAGTTCAAGGCCTATGCCCAGGCAATGGTGCAAGCCCAGCAGGCGCAGCAACAGCCGCAAGTGCCGGGCATGCCGCCGGCCGCGCCCCTACCGCCTGCTGCACCGCCGCCATTGCCGCGGGAGATGACCGAAGCCGACGTCCGCGACGCGATGAACCTTCC